GGTGTCATCCAGGCTATCGTCACAGACCCGTTGCGCGTACTTCGGGAAAAAGAAAACGCGTACAACAACTCGAGACGAGAGCTCAAAGTCAAGGAATGTCTCGACTCGAAGGTTCGTCAGTACCTTCAGACAACGGTGTATCCACACCTTAATCTGACATTCGAAGCATCAAGCAACAACCCTCATGGCCTTGGTGCAGCTCGACGTATGATCGAGCAAGAATTGATGATTGCCAAGTGCAGTCGTCATCATCCCGTCGTGGACGTCGGCGGAAATTTTTCCTACTGGTTACGTACTGGCAGGCAAAACGTTCACTCTTGCTGCCCTTTGATCGATGCAAGAGATGGAAAGCGGTTTACAGATCGTATGTACACTGCACGACAATGGTTAGACGCTGCCCATTCAGCGTATGCGTTGGCTTTTGCCGAAAGGGACAAGAGAAAAGCCAAACAAAAGGTTGATCAAGCAAAACATTTTCTTGATTATCCTGGAGATCACTACTGTACAAGACGCTCGGAGAATTGTCAATTTGAATCTGAAGTGGTTTTGTTTGGTGATTCCTTGTATGACATTCCTATCCAGGTTGGAGGAATGATCATGAACTCGCACAAGGCAACAAAGGGGTTGGGCTACATCATTTTTGATGTAGAGATGCTGTTGGCGACAGAGGGTTTTATTCCAGGGATGAATTGTCACTGGAAGAGAGAAAAACGAACCCACACTGTTGAGGTAGGAGGTGTCCCTGTACGCACATATGTTCAGGAAATCATCAGATACACCTTTTCTGACGATTCTAGTTTTGAGTACTCTCACGACTACCAGAATGTTGTGCGTTGGGCAACACAACAGACCATCAAGGAGGGTGGTTCTGTTTTTGTCATAGAACGTGATTACCGTCATGGTATTTTGCGTCTTGACATAACGCGGGTGCCGACCGTAGAGGTTACGAGCACTCTTTCTTTTTCGCTGTGGAGAGATACGGTGAAGGGAAAGACAGCTGTTCGGATCTTTGATTACGATGGCATTGGAACGACTTACCGCGGGTATGGGATCCGCTCGCGTGTAGTTATGGTCGACACACAACTGGTGCAGAAAGTGACCAGTTATGGATTTCGTTTGGACACCGAGGCAAAATTTACGCCTCTCAACATGTATTCGTATTGTGCGAGTGTTAATGTGCGAGGGACGATCAACGGTGTCGAAGTGTCGGTCTCGGAGTCGGAACCATCTGAGATCGCATACAAGGTCTGTTTCACCCTGTGGTTCTATTGTTTCCTTGTCAAGTATCAACAAGGCCATGTAATGGATTTTATGGTAAAAAGGGAACTTGGGAACCGTGCGTTGCGTAACGCTGGGGTTGGGAAGATTCTGGGATGGCTGCTTTTTGGGAACAGCGCTACAGATTACTTCACAGACCAGTCATGGGTTTCGAAGAAGTTGGACGAGTTCAGGACGAGAATGGCTAAGGGAAATAAGGAGAAATGGGAGATCCCAGAGCCATCGGTGTTTGATGCGGAGCCTTTGGTCCGTATTGAAGAATTCATTGACGATTGTGAAAATGAATTCGTACCATCAGTTGGTGATGTTGGTTATTACCAACAGCTCATTGATTGTTATAGGGAGGTCTTGGAACCTTCGGCAATCAAAGATGCTCTCACTACTGTATACCGCCGAATAAGAGAACTTGATCCGGCTGATGCAGAGCGCGCAAATCTTGTGGAAGTTGCCGAGACTTTGACGCGTAGAATTGCCATCATTGATCCAGATTTCTTTGACAATATGGATCAGTCGTGGTCTGTTCAAGAAGATGCTGAGCGTCTTCTTGACACGAGATTACCTCTTAAGGGAGGTCCGGTGGGAAACGTCAAGTCCTTGTCGAACTTGCCGTCGTTGACACCATCAGAAACTGCTTCGCAGACTCCGTCGGTGATACAACCGTTTAAGACAGAGGATGACGGTACTACAGAACAGACAGCTTCTGTGTGTGCTACCCTCTTTTCTGACACGCCAAAGCCCAAGGTAAGGCTTCCTACTTCTTCTTCTAAGGGTGTTTCTGGGGGTTCTACGGTTGTTCGTTTATATGATATCCACAGTGTTCGTGTTCGCGATTTTCTTACTACGTCTTTTCCTATGGGTTTTGATCACGTTCGCGTTTCTGGTGAGGATGCCCTTTGCGGTCCTCGAACTATTCTTGAAGTTCTTCTCCAGCGTGGAATTATTCGGAAGTTCGGGCGCGTTGTTTCTGATTGCATTCAGGCTTCCAATAGTGTTCGTGAAGATTGGTTCGAATTTGCTGATATTTGTAACGTTTTGGGATCATATGGGTTTTCTACTATTTATCTTCAGTTTACTTCTGATTCTGATGCAAAAGTTCTTGTTCACGACCTTGAAACTCCTTTTGTTGTGATCTCTCATGTCAACGGGTCACATTGGCAGACGATTCGACCTGGTACTTCTTTCCATTTTGATTTTTCACCTTCTTTACCGGTGGTTATGTCTGGTAATGGTGAAAACTTCGAATCTAAAAGTCTTGACGAGTTTATGGACTTTGTTGGGTTCGGAGAAGGAAAGAAAGACAACTATCGTCCTGCAAGCGTGCACACAGTTTCAGATAGTGACTCGTACATCGACAAGTTGGTCGATGCGCTAGGCTCTGATTCTGTCACTTCAGTTGGGTCATTACGGAAGGAGGGGGCATCTGTTGATGAAGTCAGAGGCACTCTGCCTGTGCCAACTAAACGACGGACCTTCAAGAACCCGTGTGCTTTCATTGGGAAGGGTTCTTGTGTTACATCGCTGACTCAACCTATGGTTGAGCCAACTCCGTCTTTGGTTGGTGGGCGTGAGGTTTTGGGTTCATCTGAGGAGAGTCTTTCTCGGTCAATGGAACTTTCTATGGTCAATCATTCGTTTATTGATCGTGTCAAAGCTTACCTTAAGTCTCTCTTTTCAGTAAAAACACTCGCTGTCTCTGGTATCGCCTTTGGTCCATCAACGCTCTATCTACTCACTAAACATGGTGTGATTGACACTGTCATCACAGCCATTGTGAAGGGTTTTGGTATTGCGGTTGATGTGGGCATTAAGGGTTTCTTCGCTGTTCTTTCTGTTAAGTTTTTAACTTTTGGGTTTCCAATCGTAGCTGTTGTTACTGCTCCATATTGGCTACCAAGAGTTGAAGCTGCAGTTAGAAGGCATGGTATTCTTGTCGCGGTTCCGGCAATGAGTCTTTCGGGTTGTTATTTTGTTTGGGACCTAGCAAAAACAGTTCTTTGCTTTCCTTTCGGTTATTTGCGAGAACTGAAGAAGTATTTTGGAAAGGTTTATATGGCTTGTCTTGATGTCGATCGTTCTGTCATATCAAGTCTTTCAGATCGACCCTCACCTGTTTATTCTGATTATCCATCAACCAAAACTTTGGTTGGTGGACAGTTAGATACGAGTGATCGATTTGTAAATGGCCGAGCGACAGTACAAGCCCGAGTTTCCAATTTGCTCTCCGAGTTTCCCGTGGATGAGAATGGACGTGTTACCGACTTTGTTCGCCGCATAACTTCCAACGGTATTCCGACTGCCAAGCCAAAGACTCTTGCCAAGGTTGTTAAGGCTGCACCTATCACTAAGGTTCAGTCCGTTCAGTCTGTTGCAGAGACGTCTAAACCGCGTCTTCAGGATCTTGGCAAGGTAGACGCCGAAAGAGTTCGAAATGACCGCCTCGCCTGGTATGTCACGTATCTTGACTACCTTACAAAGTCTGTTGACGCATTTACTGCGTATTGTGCAGATTTATACCGTGATTACCTTGAAAAAGGGGAGGTTGATTTCTACAAACGCGGAAGTAAGCGACACCTACGTACTGATGGTGCTGTGATTATTGATGCTGTCGAACCCGGAAAATTCATGTTACCTGCAAATTACAAGTTGCCAGTGAATGCCAGGCTTTCTTGTGTATTTTCACCTGCTGGCAAAGATAACGGAATTTTGACGGGTGCAGTTCTCAATGTTCAACAGCGTACCATCATTACCGAGGCTAAGTCTGAACGGATTTTCTTGACAATGGGTATGTTTGAATATCTCGACAAACTCACTTTAGATAAGATACAACGCAAATCAATTACGGAAATCGAACCTCGACGCAACTTTCATTTGGTCGATGGTGTTCCTGGTTGTGCTAAATCTACTGAGATAGCTCAAATTGCTCGTCCTGGTGATCTTGTTGCTGTTGCTTCTAATGCTGCAGCTCAGGAACTTCAAGAGAAATTTGTCAAGGTCGGTAAGGACCCAGCCATGGTACGCACAATTGGTTCGCGTCTCATTGGTCGTCCGGAGTCTGGTTCTCGTCTTTTGGTTGATGAAGGTCTCAAGGTACATCCTGGAGAGCTTGTTCTTCTGGCTGAGATTGTTGGTGCTGCTCAAATTTTAGTATTTGGTGATCGCAACCAACTTGGTTTTAAACCTCGCGTTGCTGGTTACATCTTACCAGAATTACCTATGCATTGGACTGTGGAATATCGTACAAATTCTTACACAGTCTGTAGGGACGCAGTTGTCGCGCTCGGAAGGTTAGACTCAAAAGGAAAAGGTCCAGATTGTGATGGTAAGGGTATTTATCCGCATGGCTTCACCACTTCTAACAAAATCGAACGGTCTATGTCTTACAAACAAATCGGTTCGGTTGGTGAGGTGCCAAGAATACCGGATGCAAAATACATTACCTGGACACAAAACGACAAAAATGTTCTTCTTTCAGAACATTTCAAAAACGTAAACACCATTGATGAATTTCAAGGTGGTCGTGCTGATAAAGTCGTTTTGGTTCGTTTGTCAAAGAATCTTGAGCCTGGTTTGCGTTTTGACCGTGGACAGACTACTGTTGCTATCACGCGGCATCGTGAACAACTGATTTATGCTTCAGTTGAACAAGCACCGTCGTTGACTGATAATGTCAAGGTCCTTATTGACCGTGTCAATAAGATCGACGACATTAACGTTGCTTACGGTGCTTTTTCCGGTGACTTGACAGTTAGCGCTTAGGATGTTTCGGTGGTGCAGTTAATTGGAGGTGCTGATGTGAATCCTCCAATCGGTTTAACAAACACTGCACCGCTGGAAACCATTCAAAGTGTTCTCGATACGGTGTTGTTCCCTTGCAGTGAGATCAACAACGAGTTCGACAACAGTATGATTGAACATAGCAATATGTCATTTACAGTTGTTGGAACGTTGAAATGGTCCATAGAAAAGATGTTTGCAATTTTGAAACCTCGGAAAACTCTCAGACCGAAGTTGCGAACTTCTCAAGCACCTCCTAGACAAACGACGACTAGGCAAGCTTTGCTTGCTTTGAATAAGCGCAATCTGGGAGGTTCTATGGTTGCTTCACCACTAGGGTACTACCATTTCGCTCAGGATTCTTTCGAACGGATGATGGACTGTTTTGCGGTTTCGGACTGGCGTCAAAAACTCAAGAAAATGGACAAAATTGTTCCTAATCGAAGAATTTTGGATGATTGGTATCAGTTTCAAAACGTTTCGACAAAAATGGCCTTGAACAAGTTTCAAAACACAACTGTTCTCTCAGAAGTAAAGCGCATGATATCAGATTATGAATTTATTCTCAAACCGGAGCCAAAGACTTCAACAGAGACTAAACCATACTCGCTTTATCCGACTGTTCAGACAATTATGTTTCACAAAAAACAGGTCAATGCGTTTTTTGGACCAATGGTCCGCGAAGCTGATCGTCGCTTTCGTTCGCTTCTTCGACCTAACGTGCTTTACAATAAAGGGAAAGCGCTACAGGACATGGAAGAATTTCTTGAGTTAAACTATGATCGTTCGCTTGGTAATATAATCGCTGAAAATGATTTTAGTGATTACGATCGTTCACAGTTAGAGGTTGCACATGCTTTGGATAGAGTCATGCTAACGTGGTTGGGACTAAATCCTGATGATCTTGAAACGTGGATGCTAGGTCACTACAAACACTCAAACTTTAACTATTCGTTAGGTTTATGTGTTTATCTACGCTATCAGAGAAAATCGGGCGATGTTACTACCGCTTTTGGTAACACTGTTCTCAACATGACTAGCATGGCTTATTCCTTAGATTTACAACCTGAAGAAGTCCGTGCTGCTATGTTCCTTGGTGATGATTCTTGGTTTCAGTTAGTTGATAGTCCTTCTTTACGGCGGCGTATTCGGGAATGTTCAGATAAAATATCAATTCACTTTAATGGTGAAGCAAAAACAGCTTATTTCGAAACTGGTTATTTTTGCGGTCTTTATATTATTGATACTCCTTCTGGTGTTAAACTTTTGGCTGATCCAATTAAACGTGCTGTTAAATTGGGAAGATGGGATGTGAAAGAAAAATCGGTCCTCTATGAGAACTGGTTGTCTTTCAAGGATTTAATGCGTAATTATGATGATGAGTGTGCTCAGGAGTTGTTGGCTCGTGCTGTCTATGAGAGACATCCACGTGCCACATACGATTTGGCAAAACCTTTGATTGAGTCGTTGAACACTTTACGACTTTCTTTTAAACAGTTTTGTCAATTATGGGATGAGGAAATTTCTGTGACTAATTATTAGGCATGGCCTATGTTTGAATTTCAAGATGGCTTTCAAGTACAGAAATAACCCCAAGTCCTTTTCGCTTCCAAGAGAATTTGTTGCACACTTCAGAGAATCACAAAATGTTGACACTGACCGTACACTCTTCGGCTTTCAAGTTTTGTTTACCAAAACCAAGAAGAAAGAGTGGTTGGAAGGTGGTCATGCTCCTGTCACTTTCTTACGCTTCTTTCGAGAATTTGGACAGTGGGTTAAAGGATTCAGCGCTAAAGAACGAGGTGCTGCAGCAATTGCCGCTACGAAGCACAAAGGTGTGGGGCTTTATCCTAGGCGTGGTGTCTATCGTGACAATGGCGACTACTTGGGTACTTACCAAGAAGTTGTCAGCGAAGGAAAAATCGACCCGACTCTTCTGGCAATGGGGATGATTGATGTGTTGGACTCATCTGTGATTGAGTCTAGTACATCTCAGACAAGTCAAGCCACTAGTTCAACAACAACTAGCAAGAAGGCTTCCAAAAAGAAATCCTTTACTGCGAATAGTGCCAAAACATCTTCTGCGCGTGTTACTCACGCTCAAGCCAAAGACACAACACAGAAGGCCCAGGTTTTGGATACATCTATTCAGAAAAGGACGTCTTACTCCCAATTCAACTTGGGAGATCGTCAGCGTCCATTGAGCTTCACTGAAGTTCATGTGCCAGTCGCTCGTGGCAATTATCGTGGGGTTACACAAAAGATTGTAGCAGGTCCACCTGGAGGTTATGTTATTACAGGACCAACAGGTTGTGGAAAGTCTACTGTTGCACTCTTACCACTATTTAGTGGCAAGAGTTCCGTTCTTATTGTTGAACCTACACAGGCGAACGCTGCGAATATTTTCCACGAATTTTCTAATGTTCTTCCTACTCTTCACGAAGCCGGCGTTATTCCTTGGAATGTCCCTCCCGTTGAATTTACCGCTCCAACGACGCGCGAAGGTTCTTATGGTCCGCTTTCAGTTACGACAACTGACAAATTGCTTGAATACTTTGAATGGAAAGGATCTCTGCCCAAAGTTGATTATTTAATCATCGACGAGTTTCATTTACCAATTCCATCCATGGTACAAACTGTCGAATTGTTGCGTACTTTCGCGCTTGTACCCAAATACATTTTCGTTTCCGCGACAGCTGTGGGATATTCTGTCAATCCGGAATTACCCAAAGCTGTCACTCAGACTTGGGGTCAACTACCTATTGGTCAAATCCCATCAAAGATGGAGGGTAGTGATCTTGACCCACGTCGGTGGTGGAAGCGCGGTGATGGGAATGTTGCTGTTGTAGCACCTTCAGTTATTGTCGCCAAAAGACTCTTTAATGTTTATCGAGACTGGCAAATTCGAGCTTTCCTTATAACTCGCGAAACATTCGTTAGTGAGTATATGAAGGCCGCGACAAACTATAGGTCTATGACTACTTTCGTTTTGGAACCAGGTGTTGAGGCGGGAGTGACGCTTTGTATTGATGTCTTGATTTGAAAAGAACGGTACGAAGCACTCAACTCATTCTTTTATTTATAAAGATACATCTTTGCATTTTGCCTTTTCTGCTCGTTTCATGAATGATCATGTCGTTAATGTTGATTTGCTTGGCAAAGAAATTCATTCGTTGCTCAAGGGGTTACTTGCTATTGAGATTTTGATTGAAGGGGCACCCAACAAGTGTGTCAATCTCTTTGACTATAAACACAGAGTGCCACGTGAGCATCTGTGGTTTAGTCAACATGTTGGGCGGACATAGTCTGTTTTGATTCTTCAGTTTTATCACAATGTCGCAACAAATCAAGTGTCCCGTTTGTCAGAAGGATTTCGATCGCAAACAGGCTGAGCTTCACATTGCGGAAGCTCATTCAAGCCCAGACAAGAAAGAGTGGCCTGACTTGCCTGATGGCAATACTTTGACCGAAGCGGAGTTCATCCGCATGGCTTTGGAGAAACCACAGGAGATCGGTGTCGCAATTGATCAACCTGTCACTGTTGTTCCTCCATCAACTATCTTCGAGGATATTGGTATCAAAGTGGATGACTTTCAGCACGTAGACATCACCACGATGGCTGGTGCTACGCTGACGTCTTCCGAAGCAAAGATGTTGTTCAATGTTCTTGAAGAACATCTTGCTTTCAAAATCAATCGTGCGGCCTTTGTGGCCAACTTCATTGATTGGGGTATTCGTACCTCTTTCACTGAGGAACTCGAAGAGGCAGGTGGTTTCTCTGTTGCCTCCAATCCAGTTTCAGGTAAACTTCAAGAGCGTTATATGACCGTGTTGGAAATGCACAAGATCATCACGGAATATTTCGCAGCTAAAGGAACTGGTCGTTCTTTCACTGTTCGTCGTTTTGGCCGTTTCCTTGCTCCCAAGATCCCAGACATCTGCGATCAAGTGGAAAAACTCAAGATGTACTACACAACGGGTTCGCCTATGAGTAGACGCTTGGGTGTTCGAAACAACCTCTTCCTTACTGTTACATCCATCTACGAGTACATCAAGCCGTTCAACAAGTGGACTCGTGATGAGAAGGCAGCTTGGGAGGCGTTGAATCGCACTGTTACGAAACAACCTCGCGCTCAAGATACCAGCTTTGTCCCACAAGATTTACGACCAAGGCCTTACGAGGCTGAGACACTTGTGGAGACTCGTTCCACTGACTTTGCACGTCGCCATGACACTGATCCGCTGAAGGCGGTCTTTGGTCAACCTGCTGCTGTGCAAGGTGGTTACGGAAAGGGAGCTGAGATCTTCGAAAAAATGCGTACTGGTAGTTCCGGAGGCAAGAATGCTTAACTTTCATTAATTTTCCTATTATTTCTTTTACTAAATTGAACGTGGTTCTTAGGTTGAAATTCCTATGATTTTGTTTGGATTTTCCATAGTTTGATTTATAGTTCTCATTATTATTTTATTTT